GGACAATGAAGGGTGGTTACGAGGATCGATACGTTTGCGGTTCCAAAGAACTGGCATTAAAATACATAAGTGAGGAACTGTGAGTTTTGAAAACATTCCTCATTTCAGATACTCATTTCTGTCACAATAACTGCTACAGATTTGCCACAGAATCTGGTGAGTTGATGCGTCCTTGGGCTTCAAATTCAGAGGAAGGTGACCAAATAATGACCGATAACTGGAATCGTGTTGTTGGAAAAGACGATAAAGTTTATCACCTTGGCGATGTCGCAATTGGCAGAAAAGGACTTGATATTCTTGATAGATTAAACGGTCGTAAAATTCTAATCAAAGGAAACCATGACATCTTCAAAGCCAAAGACTATTTAAAACACTTTAAAGATATTCGCGGAAGTCATAAGCTATTTAAGTTTATCTTAACACACATTCCGGTCCATCCAGAATCTATTGCGGATTGGTGCAAAGCCAACATTCACGGTCACATTCACGCACGAAAAGTTTTGCTTGATGGCAAACCAGACTTGCGCTATTTTAATGTGAGCGTCGAGCAAATAAATCAAACGCCAATTGACTTTGAGGAAATCATAGAAGCAACCAAAAATTACTAAGATGAGAAACAGGCGTAAACCAGATCTTCCGTTTCCTTTCAAGGAAAAAGGGACACCCAAAAATCAGGTCTGGAATCAAGTCTGGGGTAAGTTTGAAATCAACCATTGACTGATGACTGACAATAGTGTATAATCTCTTTTATTATGAACATCTTTGTCTTGAATGAAAACCCTGAGATTGCTGCCCGTGAACACTGTGACAAGCACGTTGTCAAGATGATCCTAGAATCTGCTCAGATGCTATCTACTGCTCATCGTATGCTGGATGGCACTGAGCAGATTCAGGTTCGCAATGGTCGCAAACATCGAACATGGGTTCTGCCTGATGGTCGTGAGAATCAGATGTATCAGGCAGTCCACATGAACCACCCTTGCACGATTTGGACAAGAGAAAGTTGTGACAATTACTATTGGCATTTTGAACTCTTTGTCGCTTTGTGTGAGGAGTACACTCATCGATACGGAAAGACTCATGTCACTGAGACCAAGCTTATCGATGCCCTTGCAGATTGCCCAAATTCAATTCCAATTGCAGGAATGACTCCATTCCGCTTGGCAATGGGGTCTAATCCAGAATGCATGGGACCAGATCCAATCAATTCCTATCGCTCTTTCTACAAGACTAAACAGAAACGATTCAAGATGGTCTGGACAAAACGCCCCACACCTAAGTGGTTTACTTCTCCCTCAGAATAGTGTATAATAATTGAAATGCGAGAAACATCACATCACAAGATTATGGTCAAGGCAAATGAATTAAAACAAATGATTGACAAATATGGTCTTTCTACCGTCTCGTCCATTAACCTCAAAACCCTCCAAGAATACTGTGAATATATTGCCGAAGCTTGTGAAGAACAACGAAACAAAACCAATGACCTCTGAGCAAAAGTGGAACCGTAAGTTCCTTGAGCTCGCAAAACACATCTCATCTTGGTCTAAAGATACAACCAAGATTGGTGCAGTGATTGCTGAAGAAGGTCCAAGTCATGATGTTGTCTCTATGGGATATAATGGCTTTCCTCGTGGATTTCACGATACAGGTGAACGGTTTGAAAACCGTGTCGTGAAATACAATTACACTGTTCATGCAGAGGTAAATGCAATCTGCACTGCTGCAAGGAAAGGAAAGTGTCTGAACGGCACCACTCTTTATGTGTATGGTCTTCCCGTTTGTCATGAATGCGCCAAGACTGTTATTCAGGTAGGCATCAAGAGAGTCATTGTAAATACAATGGAAGCTTCCCCACAATGGATGTCATCCACAATGAGAGCAGCAGAATTCTTCAAAGAAGCAAAAGTAGAATACCGTAAAATCAATATCTAAACTATGTCACTAATCGATAGACTCAAAAAATCAAGTAAGGTTGAGAACGTCTCTGTTCTCACTGACTCAAAGTTCTTCACCAAGAAGGACATGATTCCAACCTCAGTTCCAATGCTCAATGTGGCATTGTCTGGTTCACTTGATGGTGGTCTTGCTCCCGGTCACACAATGCTGGCAGGACCAAGCAAACACTTCAAGACATCCTTTGCACTGCTAATGGCATCTGCATATCTCAAGAAGTATGATGATGCAGCATTGCTGTTCTATGATAGTGAATTTGGTTCACCACAATCATACTTTGAATCCTTTGGTATCGATACGGATCGTGTTCTTCATACTCCTGTCACTGACATTGAGGTTCTGAAGTTTGACTTGATTCATCAGTTGAATGAACTCAAGCGTGATGAGAAGGTTGTCATTGTCATTGACTCTATTGGTAATGTCGCTTCCAAGAAAGAGGTTGAGGATGCCCTGAATGAAAAGAGTGTTGCTGACATGACTCGTGCCAAGGCATTGAAGTCACTCTTTCGTATGCTGACTCCTCACTTGGCAATGAAGGACATTCCTCTCCTGACGATCAATCATACCTACAAGGAACAAGGTATGTTCCCCAAGGATATTGTATCCGGTGGCACTGGTGCATATTACTCTGCCGATAACATCTGGATCATTGGTCGCCAGCAGGATAAGGTTGGAACTGAGATTCAGGGATATCACTTTGTGGTCAATGTCGAGAAGTCTCGCTTTGTTCGTGAGAAGTCCAAGATTCCAATTTCAGTTTCTTGGGAAGGTGGAATTGAAAAGTGGTCTGGTCTTCTGGATGTTGCACTACAGACTGGTCATGTTATCAAGCCAAAGAATGGTTGGTATATGCCCATCGATCCTGCAACCAAGAAGGAACTTGCTGCCAGCAATTGTCGAGCAGCAGATACCATGAAGGGAGACTTCTGGAAGCCCATTATAGATAATACAGACTTTGCCGAAGTGATTCGTCAGAAATTCACTGTTGCACATTCACCAATGCTTGAAGATTGAAATAAATGAGCAAGTCAACAAACGGCAAGGGCGATTCTCCACGAAACTGTTTCAGTCAGAAGTTTCGTGACAACTATGATACAATCTTTGGGAATAAGAACCATGAAAATTCAAGAGATACAAAAAAGAGCAAAGGACTTGGAGAACAAACTTCAGAAGGAGCGAGTCTACCTTCAGGAGAATAAGACCTTTAACTTCTTCCTTGAAGAAGTAATTGAAGACGTGAAACAACTCAATGCTTTATTGAACAGATAGAATGAATATTGTACCTGTAAAAAAATTGTCTGACGATGCACTCGTACCAACCAAGGCACATAAAGATGATGCTGGTTGGGACATTTATGCTAACGAAGATGGCAAGGTCTTTTCTGGATTTCGAACCATTGTAAAGACGGGAATCGCAATGGCAATTCCTCTCGGTTACTATGGTCGTATTGCCCCACGTTCTGGGCTTGCAGTTAAGAATGGTATTGATGTTCTTGCTGGTGTAGTTGATTCTGGATATCGCAATGAAATTGGGGTTGTTCTGTTGAATACCAGTGAAGATCCATTTGAATTCAAGAAAGGGGATCGTATTGCTCAAATCATCTTTGAGCGAGTTGATCCATTTGAACTTGAAGTAGTTGATGATTTTTTCAATCCTACTCATCGTGGTATGGGTGGATTTGGTTCTTCTGGAAAATGATTCAGAGTTTCCTAAGCCATTTTGATTCTCACTGTTGGGTTGCTGGTGGTGCTGTTCTTGCAGAGTTTTTAAACACAAAACCAAAAGACATTGATGTCTTCTTTGCTACTGAATCTGAAAGAGAAAGAGCAGTAGAGACATTGCTGAGTAAAGGCGGCACTCATGTCAAGAAACTAAGACTTGGTGACTCAATTGAATTTGAAGGAAAGGTTTATGACTTGCTTCACATGGGCGCAACGCCACAAGAAACTATTGAGTGTTTCGATTATACTGTGTGTAGTATTGCCAAAGACAACCTTGGAGAATGTTGCCATCATCCCGATTTTTTCACACATCTTCATGCTAAGAAATTGGTCTATACTGGTGGAAGTGAAAAGTGGTTTGCAGGAATGCCAGAGACTGTGAATCGAAATATCATTCAAGCAAGAAGAATGACTAGATACTTGAAAAAAGGATTTGACATTGACGACGAGAACATTCGCAGGATTTTCAAATGAGATGAACGGTTGACACTGGATTGGAAGTCTGGTATAATTGTTGGACAATGAAAGAACAAGAGCGCGATCTACGCACCCCCGCTGGACTCAAGGACAAGAATGGTGTTGACATCTATGAGGGCGACACTATCACGGCGAGAATGATTCTCGCAAATCACGAATATTACGACCTTGAAGGCAAAGTTGTTTTTGAAGACGCCGTGTTCAAGCTGCACGGATACGAGCTTTTTGATTACGCAGAAATTGAAGTAGTAAGTGAACATTGCCCATTGGAAGAAGTTTAATGAATAAAAATACAGTAGAACTTATCGGACACTACGGTGATGATGAGATCCATGCCTGTAGCGCATGGACTTCCACCAGTCGAGAGATTACAGATGAAAAACGAAACAGAATACCGCAACTACTCAGCTTCCTCGCTAAAGAGGGTCACCACACACCTTTCGAGAAGTCTTCTCTGCACTTTCTGGTCGATTGCGATATTGCTAGTCATATTCACCTTCTTAAACATCGTATCGGAGTGTCATTAAATGCTGAATCTGCTCGATACAAGGAACTGAAAGAAGACAAGTATATTGTGCCTGATGATTGGGCTGGTATTAAGAAATCTCCCCCGCCCATTGTGCCAAGGGATATTAACGGAAATGAGTTTCCGTTTCCAACAGAATACTGGACTGAGGTTTTAGAACAATATACCAGAAAAGGAAATGACCTTTATCACCAATGTGTTGCTGATCTTGAACCTGTTCTGGGTCGCAAACGTGCCAAGGAATCTGCTCGATTCTTCAAGACCTACAATAGCAGGATTACGTCAGATGTGATGTTCAACTGGAGATCATTCTATCACTTTCAGGGATTGCGAAACAAACCGGAAGCTCAGAAAGAGATTCGTGAGATTGCTCAGATGATGCTTGACTTGGTGAAGAATATTGAAGGCAATCCATTTGAACATACTATTGCTGCTTTTGGACTATGAATTAAGAATGATTTTTTTAGGAGACATACACGGCGACCACCATTTCGCCAAATCTATCGCCGCACGTTACCCGAAAGATAAGGTTATCCAAGTGGGGGATTTCGGAGTAGGATTCATTTCTTCTGACGAGTTAAACGAAAACTTCCCTGATAATCTATATTTTTTCTGCGGGAACCACGACAAAAGGCGCGAAGCTCCCATGATTAAAGGGTATATGGGAGATTTCGGAGAATTTGACGATATATTTTTTGTTAGCGGAGCAGATAGCATAGACAAGGATTGGAGAACTCCTGAAGTCAATTGGTGGGAAGATGAAGAACTTAACTGTAACCAAATGAAACAATGCCTTGAAGCTTGGGAGAGAAGCGATAAAAACATATTAGTCGCGCACGATATACCTCAAAGTTTTGCTGAATATGTGTATAAAATATACGACAATTCTGCTACCAGAAACCTCTTACAAGTTATGATAGAAGTAAGAAAGCCCAAAATTGTAGTAGCTGGGCATCATCATAAATCTATAACAGGCGAGCTAAATGGCATAAAATATCGCGGAATAGATATAAACGAAGTCTATGAAATCGAACCAGAACTCCTCAAATAAAGCAGACATTTATTACAGTCTCCACAAAAAATAAAAAATGAAAAACTACGAACTCACAGAAAAGAACACAGATAATGGTCTTGCCATTATTCAAATCACTGAAGGTGAATTCAAGAATGTTGAATTTGCATTTGGAAAGATCACCTTTAATGAAGACGATGAGGAAGACAAGTGTAAGCTCACATTTGACTTTGAAGTTACCACGCCACCCAAAGAAAAGGCTTGTCAAGAGGCAGAGAATATGTTAGAATTGCAGGACACAATTGGAAAGATTCTAATCAACATCTTGGAAGAACAAGTAGAGAATGAGCAGCAACCTAACACCCCTAATTCTTAGAAACCTAATCCAAAACGAATCGTTCTGTCGCAAGGCGATTCCCCATATCAAACCAGAATACTTTGAAGGGTCTTCTCGCACTGTCTATGAGTTGATTCTTCGCTTCATTACAAAATACAACAAGCTTCCAAACTCATCTGCCATCCAGATCGAGTATGAGCAGTCAGACTTCAGTAAGGCAAACGTCGAGGAAGTTGTCGATGCTATACAGTCGCTCTCAAAGCAAGAAGATGATGTCAATGAAGACTGGCTGCTTGACTCTACTGAGAAGTGGTGCAAGGACCGTGCTGTATATCTGGCAATCATGGAGTCGATTCAAATCATTGATGGTAAGACCAAAGACAAAGCAGAAGGAGCGATTCCAGATATCTTGAGTAAGGCACTTGCAGTGACCTTTGATACCAATGTTGGTCATGACTACATTGAGAATGCCACTGAGCGTTATGAAGCATATCATCGTGTTGAGGAGAAGCAGTCCTTTGACCTTGAGATGTTCAATACCATCACCAAGGGTGGTCTACCAAGAAAGACACTGAACATTATCCTTGCTGGCACTGGTGTTGGTAAGAGTCTGATGATGTGTCACTTTGCTGGTGCTGCTCTTCAGCAGGGTAAGAATGTTCTCTATATCACAATGGAGATGGCAGAGGAAAAGATTGCTGAACGCATTGATGCGAATCTCTTTGACATATCTCTGGATGACCTTGAGAATGTCACGAAACCGATCTTTGATTCCAAGATTGATTCCATTCGCCAGAAGACTCAGGGTAAGCTAGTCATCAAGGAGTATCCTACAGGGTCTGCTCATGTTGCACACTTTCGAGCACTACTGAATGAGTTGAAGATGAAGAAGAACTTTGCTCCTGATATCATCTTCATTGACTACCTGAACATATGTGCCTCCAGTCGTGTTCGTGGTCTTGGTGGTTCCATCAACACCTACTCCTTTGTCAAGGCAATTGCAGAGGAGATACGTGGTCTTGCCGTGGAGTTTAATGTCCCTGTCTGGTCTGCTACTCAGGTTACCCGTGAGGGTTTCAAAAGTTCAGATGTTGACTTGACAGATACCAGCGAATCCTTTGGTCTTCCAGCAACTGCTGACTTCATGATTGCAGCAATCAGTAACGATGACCTTGCCAACAAGAATCAACTGATGATCAAGCAGTTGAAGAATCGTTACAATGACCCAGAGAGAAACAAGAAGTTCTGTATTGGTGTGGACCGTTCCTACATGAGACTCTTTGACCTTGAAAATGCGACTGCTGGAATCATCAGTGACTCTCCTCCAGTGGCAAGTGGTGATGCTGACTATGCGAATCTCAAGCACTAACTGGAGGTTTTAAATATTATAAATAGTTCTAGTAACACTAAAATTCAATTGTAATTTATGGGAACTATGCTATCTTTTAAAGAATACCTAACGGAATCTGCCAACACAATTCTAGCAGACATCAATGAAATTTGGGTTGGATACGTCCTTGCTGGAAATCGCTGGTTTGATGCTGATGCAAGAAGGCAGTTTGAAGAAAGAATAAAACAAGCTTCACCTGCTGCTGTTGAAGATGCCAAAGGTAAGGCAGAGGCAATGGCAGTTGATTTTCTTAAATGGGCAAAGAAAGCGGGTTATAAAGGTAAACCCACTCAAGTCTGGTGGACCGCAAGACCAAACTCAATGACCAAGGCAGTTGGTCAAGAAGTCAACCAGAAGAAGAATCCCACTGATGTTCTTATTCGATTTGCTGATGGTCCTGCTAATGGGTTTCTTGGTCTATCTGCAAAAGCCACGAAGAGCAAGGGTGATATCGGTTTCAAAAATCCCGGCATTGGAACTATTGACAGAAGCCTGAACACTTCCTTCGCCGCAACTCTCAAGGATGTCACCGAAGATACTATCCGACGACTTGACCTTCCTCCCTCAACCAAAGCGAGGAAACAATTTATCCGCTCCAATAAGGATATCCAAAAGCAGACAATCGAAGCTGGTGTCACAACCATGCGAGAGTTCCGCGATATCCTCCTAAAGCGTCTTCTTCAGTTTGACCAAGCCTCTTTGAAAAAGTATCTTTTAGATGACTGGATGGACGCTGAAGTTCTTTATCCTCCATATGTTAAAGTTACTGGACAAGGTAAAAAGGCACCATATAAGGCAGTAACAATGGACCCACTCAAGAACGATAAGCTTTCTGCTTTTTCTAAGAATGATATTGAACTTGAGCCAATTGGAAATGAGTCTATTGGAGTAAAGGCTGGTCCCAAGAAAATCATGAAGATTCGATTCAAATTCGAATCTGAAAAGATGGCATCGTCTCTTAAACTCAGTGGAGACCCTTGGTGATATGAACACCTTCCTTGACTTCATTTCCGAAGCAGCAGTGGGTAAGAATACCCACATGACTCATATTGAAGATCAGGTAATCTATGGTGGTGTCTCTGGTGCTCGCCAAGCTATTCTTGCTCTTCGTTCTCTGAGAGATATGCTTGCTGGTAACTCATCCAAGGAGGTTGACATTACCGTGAAGTGGGATGGTGCTCCTGCTGTTTTTGCTGGTCAAGATCCAAGAGATGGTAAGTTCTTTGTTGCCAAGAAGGGTATCTTTAACAAGGAGCCAAAGGTCTACAAGACAGATGCAGAGATTGATGCAGATATGTCTGGTGACCTTGCAGCAAAGATGAAAGTTGCCCTTGCTGAACTTCCCAAGCTTGGTATCAAGGGAGTCATTCAAGGGGACATCATGTTCACGAAGAGTGACCTGAAGAAAGAAACCATTGATGGTGAATCCTACCTGACCTTTCAACCCAATACCATTGTGTATGCG